TCTGCATTGCTTCCATATCTATTCTTAATTGAGCAATCGCAATATTAATATTTTCTTCTATCTCTGTTCTTAAAGCATTTAACGCTTCTGTAAGATCTGATCTTAAAGTTGATATTTTAGTGTTAAGTTCATCTAACACACTTTGATCACCTTGAGCAATTTCTATTTTTGTTAAATTTATCTGCTCTGTTATATAAGTGTAAAGATTAACGATATCTTGCGTCTTTATAATCAATATATCATTTTCTGCACTTGTCATTCTTGATTCAAGTGAATCTACTCTTGCTAACAATGTCTGTAAATCTCCTGTCAATGCATTAACTCTTTCATTTACTTGATTAATAAAGTTAGCATTTTCTTCTATTGCACTTAATAAATCAGCATCTGCTTGTTGCAATTCTTCTGTCTTTGTAGTTAATTTGTTAATGTAATAAGTTACCCAATCTTTAAATAATGATAATTGTGTTCTTAAATCATCAATATCTAAAGTATGTTGATTAACTATTGTTTCCAATGCAGTACATCTATTATGAATTTCAGTTGCTAATGCCTGATCTCCAGCTGCAATTTCAGTTCTTAATGTATCTACACTTGTAATTATAAGATTATACAAATATTCATAAGAATATTGCGTAACCTCATCTATTAAAAGTCTTAAATCTTTATTCAACTCATCCATATCAATTAGATAATCTTTTACAGAATTATCTATATCGGAAGTAATAGTTCCAGATACTGGAACATTTGTTAATTTCGCTGCAAGTATTACTCCTGAATTTAATTCTGGAGCAGTTGTCATTTCGTCTATAACCCCTCGTGCATAATCCGGTCTATCATAACCATCATCACCTTTTATCTTTACTGGTTTTAAAACTAAATAAATTGTTCCAGAACCTTGAACTGTATAATCTGTAAAATTATTTGGATCATACTGGCTCTTATTTTTATCTCCAATTCTAACTCCATCAATAAGAGCATCAAAATCTCTCATCTTTATTGTTTTCCCAGTTTTAGGTAAAACTTCTCCATTAAGTTCTTTTACTGTTTTTAAAACTCCACCACCAATATCTACTTTTTGTCTCCATGCATAAAATCCATCTCCTAATTGAGAAAGAGCTGCCTGTAGATTATCTACTAATTTAAAATGATCAGGAACTTTTTTAACCTGACAACTTGTATCTGTTATTGGTAACGAAATCGCTGAACTACCCATTTTTCCCTCCTATTTTTTTTACTTCTTTTAAATCTTTAATATATTTTCTAATCGCAATAATTATCAAGAAAAATATTATCCCTGATAAAAATCCAATTAAAAATGTTTTCATTTTATATTAATGTAATTGTTGCCGTATCAATACTATTTATCACTGGATTACTATCACTTAATCCTAAAGTAATAGTTCCGACAGAACCTTTTACTTGAAACTGTATTTTTCCTCTAGTTGCAGTCAATGTAATAGGACCTGCACCATAAACTCCACCAATTGTTCTTATCTGTTTCGTTGCAGCAGTTCCACCTGTAATTGTAACTTTTACTGTTCTTGTATTATCAAACAGAATAACTGTTCCTTGCCCATCACATACACCTATTTCAACTGTAATATCTGCATCTGCACTTCCTGCTATTGCATTATCTACTCCAACTCCATTTACAGGTAAAAATTGTAGTGCGTTTATCGAATTCATATGTTGCAAAACTAAATCTTTAATTATTGCAACTACATCAGCTTTTATTTCTTCTTCTGAAACTTCAGGTTCAGATTCTTCAACAATCCAACCTTTGTTAATGCATCTTCTTAATGAACCACTATGATAACTGTGTCTAAACTGGTCCTCATCAATATCATCAATTGGCAAATATTCATTTTTATTCAATTTAACTGCTTTTGGAAACCCATCACCATCCAAATCAATTGTCATATCATCAAACAATAAATTATCTATTGTTGACTTAAACTTAGCCATTTGACCCTCCTTTTAATATTTTAAGTTTTTCTTCACATGCTTTTTTTAATTCATTTTTATATGAAAATTTTATAATCTCATATATCAATTCAATATTATTACAATTGTTTATAAATTCCACTTTCTTCTCCAATGATAGAATATTTTTATAACCTAAATATTCTTTTTCTACATTTGGATTAATTATTTGTTTTCCTCTTCCTTTTTTTCTTTTTTCTTGATTATTCGTTGGAGTATTTATTGGATTTACATTTTGTGCTTTATTTATATCTTGCTCAGAAACAAATTGAGATTGAACAGTTTGTTTCTGTTCATTTTTATCTTTATCAAATGTAGTAACATCTTGTTTCTTTTCTGTTACCATTGTTGCACCTGGTTCTATCATAACATCATTTGTTTCCGCTTTTTTAATCGGATAATCATTCGGATTATTTGTTTCCATAATTACCCAATCTGACTTTATTGCACGATATAAACATCCACCTTCTCCTAAAGATTTTTGGAATTCTGTTTCATCTAATTGCTCTAATGGTAAATAATTACCACCGACCAATTTAAGATTTCTTTTACCACTTCTTGGACCTATTTTTAGGTCAAAGAATTCTATCTGTGAAATTCCCGATTTCACTCTATACTTCTCATTTACCATTTCATACCAACTTTTCATCTTAACCTCCTATCCTATCCTATCAATTTTTTTAGAAGGAGAGGAGAATTCAATCCCCTCTCCTAATTTGTTTCAAATTAGCTAATGTCAATTCTGACAATACCTTTTGCAAATCGGATAACAAATCCAAGATCTTCCCAAATTGCAAACACATCGGCAAACTGATTGACATCTTTCAAAGTCTCTACTGACACATCGGTTCTTACTGCAAGAACTCCAATATAATCAGCTGGTGCCAATACATAAACTTCCATTGAAGGAACTACGATTGTTTCAACGATTTCTCCACCCCAAATTCCACCTGTTCTACCTGCTTTCAATAACGCTTCTTGAAAATTCGGTGCAAATATTCCAGCTCCACCTGTTCCACCAATTATGGCATTGAACAACATAAAATCTTCGCCTCGTAATGGGTTGACAAGTATCTTAGATGCAACAAGCAATTTGCTTCTTAATGTTACAATACCTCTTGCTAACATTTGCATTGATAGTTTTCCTGATGTATCTGGAATTACTGATGGGTTATTCGATTCTGCTGTCGTGCCTTCAAATCCTGGAATTATTCCTTGATTAGTCAAAGTTGATGCATATTTCAAAAGTCTATATCCTCTTGAATCTTCTGAGAATTGAATTGATGCTTTTGCCCTTTCCTGTGTTCTATTTAGAATGTCAAATTTTCGGAAATTCGATTCATTCCAACGAACAAACGGTTTCGTTACAATTGGTGCAGTTTCAATACGGATACGATCTGATACAACTTGAAGTTGAAATGGTAAACCATTCACAGAAAGTCCCGCTGCTGGTACTGATATATCAGCATCAAATACTGCTTCCTCTCCTAGCGCTAATTTATATGTCTGAAATATCTGTCTAAATCTCCCTTCGTAAAGCAAATCTCTTTTCAAAGGAGAAAGAGATTGCTGTGCGATCCTCTGAACTCCACCCGGAGAATTGTAGAGTGAGTCTAATCTTTTCTCAACTTCTTCTGAAGTTAGACCCTTTTCATATATATTTAAGTCTGGCATTTTTTCCTCCTACTTATATTTTGGTTTAATTATAGTTTCAAATTAAACTATTTTTTTACTTATTATATTTCCAATTTGATCTGCAATCTTATTGCAGCACCGGAACCTGTTACATTGTAAATACTTCCAACTCTTGGTTTTCCACCTGAACCATCTGATGTTATTCTTCCACTCCCATCAACCATTCCGAAAACTGGTTTATTCTGTGCATATACTTGAGTTGTATCTACAGGATGACCTCTTCCGTCATCAAATAATGTAAATACTCCACCATTTAAAAACACACCAACTAATCCGCCTCTTGCAAAATCAGTATAGTTATATCCTGTTCCAACAACTTGCCCATCTGCCGGTGCAATAGGAAATTGTTTTGTTGTATCTGCAGCCAATCCTAACGGAAATAATCCTGCTGTTCCATCAAAAGGTTTAAGAGTATCTCCATCTAACATAACGAGATAACCTGCAACTATATCAATACCAGACTTAGGTAAAAGTCCTGGTAATCGGTTCACTTCTTTATCTACTTTTATAGCCATTTAAATCCTCCTTTTTTAATTTTTTTTTATTGCCAAGGCAATCCAGTCATCCAGTCTAATTCTTTTCCTGTCTTTGTTTTATCTGGAGTTAGCGAGCCATTAATATTTTCTAATCCTTTCATTTCCT